GGTAAACCACTTAAGTCCATTAGAATATTTAAAAGCTCTTAGTCCAGGCCAACAATGTATCTTATGATTACAATAACCACAGTCACTACCTAAGATTCTATTACCTGCCTTACCATCTTCTTTATCGTTATAACATCTATCAGGAGGAGTGTCTTGTTCCAAAGCTTCTTTAGTTGCTTGAATATCTCCCACTGCGTTATTGATAAAACTATCATTCATAAGTAGATTAAGTTCACCAGTAGCTTTATTCATGACTAACCAACCACGTCTCTCTAGTCCAAGAGCATGTGCATAACTGTCTGCTTGTAGGCTATAACCAAAAGGATCTTTACCTTCTAATAGACCACCATTCACAAACTTCTCTTTGTAAGAATAAGGAGCTGCTGTCTTAACATCGATTAGACAGTCATCAATTACACAGTCCATATGTCCTACAATACCTTCTACCTTTACTTCTGTTTGCTTATTACTAATCTCATGTCCACTCATCTCTACGAGCATAAGCAATACTGCTTCTAAGATATGTCCTTGTAAGAAAGTTAATAGAAGTCTAGCTGGCATCTCCTCCTTCTCATTATCACCATGCTTATCATACCATAGCTTTCTCTTAGCCACACCAATGTTAGACATACGTAGTGTGAAGGAGTCTCGCTCTTGCCTTACTTCTAAGAACTCTCTCAAGTTACCTTCAATATCTTTAAGACATTCTTGTATTAGTTTCTCTTTAGTTTCATCATCTACTTTAAGATCTTTAGATGTAACTACCTCTTCAATATCTCCTATTAGATTCTCAATATGTTTCATAGGCTTTCTTCAATTGTTTATAATGATACTTATAACAGAGAGGGGATAGTTCTAGATACCCTCGACTATTACGAATATACATAGTCTTAATTACCTCATCACCCTTAAGCTTCTCTTGCTCATGGTCTGGTAAAGTTTCTTTTAGTTTCTCATGTGCAATGTTAATTGCAGTTGCTCTAATTATTTTAAGAGCTACGGTTCTTTTACTCATCTTCTAATACCTCTTCATAATTTTTACTTATATCACAATATTTACAATCACTATCTTTATTGACATAACCAGCAGATATACTCCAACAACCTCCTAATATATTAGCATGTTCCTCCTCAGTTTGTAACTCACAGCAAGCAGGGATGTTCTCTTGATAACTCATATTACTCATTAGTGTAGTGTCTCCTGATCGTTATAATCATTACTACTAGATTTATAGATAGTTTCAAACTCAACCAAAGCATCGTTAAACTCTTCTGCAGTTTGTAGAGCATCGGGCATAATTATAGTCCTATGTTCTACTACTCCTGTAAAGTTATTAATTACATAGTATAGATCTACTCTTTGTCCTTCTACTTCTTCCTCGGCAAGTAGTATGTGATAGTTAATGTTTTTAAATAACACTCTTAGTTACTTCCTTATAATAGTTATTATACCTGATTATCATTGTCTGTCATCATAGAATCTCCTTATGTCCTAGTAATTGGTAGAGTCTCCCCAACGTCTCTTAGCTTCACCGCTTGCCCAGTTATCTCCTTTAAGAGCAAAGCCTGTACCATTGGTAGTGACAATTCTATGTGTCTTACCGCCACACTGGCAGATGTCTGACTCATCTCGCTTATCTACTTTACACCAGACCTCATGTGTCTTACCGCACTTCTCACATTCATGATCGTATATCATACTCATAGTCCTTATAATATAATTTATATGTATCTCCCACTAAACCTCTAAGCTTCCTATGACAGTTACTTAGAGTCAGGGGAGATTTCTTTTTATCTACGGCGTGTAAGTAATCATAGATACTTAGATGTAATTCTCTTAGTAGTTCATGTTCTTCAGTCATTAGTGGGTATCCTTCCAACTCTTGCCAATCTTATATTCCCCATCAAGAGGGCATCTAAAATTATAATACTCGCCCGCATCTATAATAGCCTTAACACTTAGTTCACCAAACATCTCAGCTTGATCTTCTTTTACTTCAGCCTGCCATTCATCATGACAATTAATAACCATCTTAAAATCTAACTCTTTTTCTTCAGCATACTGAACTACAAGTTCTAAAGCCTTCTTCATAACGATAGCACCTGCCCCTTGTAAGAGCACGTTAAGGGCTGCATGAGGGCTTCTAACCCATAGCTTCCTACCGTCCAAACCTTTAAGGAAACCTCTCTCAGAAGCCTTTAAGACCTTCTCACGTAGATCTTTAAGTGCGGGTGTATTCTCCAAGAACTTAGCCTTCAGTTGCTTACCAGCTTTAGCTCCCTTACCTACGATCTCACCTACCTTAGCATCACCAGCTCCATATAGGAATCCATATATGAATGTCTTAGCGTTGTCTCTAGTAGGTAGACCTGCTGCCTCTTGATTAGCTGTATGAATATCACCATTCAAAATAGTATCAGTATATGTAGAATCATTCATATAGTGTGCAAGCATTCTAAGCTCAAGACCACTGGCATCACAACCTACTACAACATATCCTTTAGGCGCAATGAACAACTCCCTACATTCTTCTCCATAAGGACTATAAACGGCAGGTACTTGTGCCATATTAGGAGAACTATGAGTCATTCTACCTGTCACTGCTCCACAACTATTAACATTGCCATGTATACGCCCATCTCTTTGAAGGTGAGATAACCAACCACCTCCTGTACCATTGGCTTTCTTCTGACCGTTAAGTTGAGCAGCTCTTTTATTTACTAGCATATACTCTTTAATAAGTTCTGCTTCAGGTATACCTTTAACATGTTCTAAGACATCCTCATCTACAATGATACTTCCTTTCTCAGTGAACTTCTTAGGCTTCCAACCTGCTCTAATTAGTCTAGCAGCGATCTGTTGTCTACTACCTAAGTTAAACTCAGGCCACTCAATAAGAGATAAGGCTCCTCCTACCACTGTAAGAGCGTTGTCAATAGCTTTCAAACCTACTATGGATAGTGATCCATCCTTCTTATACTTAGGCTCTACGTCCCTTACAAGAGAAGGTAGAGGTATAAAGGTTTCATGTACTCTTTGTTCAAGTTCTACCTTACGTTCTAACAGCTTACCTAAAAGTATATAGGCTTTCTGTTCATCAAAGTATATACCATTCCTAATCTGTTGTTGTATGATCCATTGGACTTCATGCTCTAAGTTAATGGACTCAGTACTAAATCCTTGTAGCTCACTAATGACTGAGGATAATATATCACAACCTACATCAGTATCTTGTAGACAATAAGTAAGCATCTCATTACTAAAATGTGACCAATCATTGAAGTCTCCCTTATGATTACCAAGTCTCTTACCCCAAGCATCTAATGAGTGTCCTCCTTCTCTACTAGGGTTAGCCAATCTACTTAGTACAAGTGTATCAACGATCTTCTCTTTAGGAATACATATCTTCAATGTCTTAATCAAAGCTTCATGATCGAATCCTATACCATTATGAAATACAATATAGTCCCACTGTGAGATAAACTCATCGTTAAAGTCTACTAAGTTCGTAGGTGTAATAGTAAGTACCTCTTCCTTAGAAGGCCATGACTTACAAGAGATACACCATGTCTGAGTAATAGTATCTAAGAGTCCGTCTGATTCAAGGTCAGCTACTAAAACCTTATAGTTCTTTAGTTCATTTAAATCAACCATCCATATCTACCTCCTTTACATATAATAGATAACCCTCTCCTTTACTCTTCTCAATCTTATCTACGATTAAACCCTTCCACTCATCGGCAAAGCAATCCATATCTAAACCTAGTCTAATATAAGGACCACCGCTAGGGTCTACCATAGATAGTTTATCCAACCCATCTCCACCTACTCGGCAAAAGTCTCCTACATTCTTCATCTCAATACAAGTAGGAAATAGTCTATTGAATTCAACTACATTACCATTCCGATTTATAAACTCAACCATAACATATTCTCCTTATTAAGGTGCTAACACAATCATACTACAGATAAAGACTAGGAAGAGATAGAAGTATAGATCATCATCATCATTGTTATTATAGTAGCTCATGATTAAAATTCCTCTATCCCATTAGCTTCAAGTAGCTCAGGCTTATCACCTCTTTCAATCCTACCTGTCTCAGCATTATATAACAACCAACCTGCCTCTCCTGTATTACCTGTCCTTCGACACTTAACTAACCTTACTAAGGTAGAGTTCTTAGCTGCATCTCCTTCAGCCATCTTATCCCTAGACAAGAGCACTGTATTGAAAGCAATCTGATTAATACTTCCACTTCCCTTCATATCATATTCACTAACATCATGTGGATCTTTAACTGCTGGCTTCCTCATGTGGGAGATAATAATAACACTGGCATTAGTTTCTTTAACTAACTTAAGAGTCTTATCCATAAAGTTATCAATGACTGAATTCTCATTGGACATTACTGCTGCTTGTAAAGGATCAATAATAATTACTTCACATCCTTGTCCTTTAATCATAGCTCTTAGTTTATTGAATAGCTCATCAGCATCCACTGCACCATTATGATCTAGAACATAAAGCTTCTCATCATTACAAAGTTCTTCAAAAGAATCGTGGAGTTTACTATAGTCCCTAAGTTCTGGTGGAACATTGGTAAGATTTTTATTAGCATGAATACTGAGTAACCCTTCAACCACTTCTCCATTGGATGCCTCTAAGAAAGCACACCCTAGTTTCTTATTTGTATTACGAAGTAGATGGTAAAGGATTTCATTAACCATAGTAGTCTTACCTACACTTGTCAATGCTCCCACCACTGTCACTTCTCCATGTGCAATACCTCCATTCATCATAGCATTCAATGCACCAAAGGTTTCAGGGAAAGGAATGATCTCCTCTGTACCTCGTTGAATAAAAGAGTCCCACAACCCAGACAAAGGAACAATACCTGTAGCTAGAAAAGGCCTAGCATTCCACCACTCTTGTGCATAGGTAGCTTGCTTATTGTTCTTCAAGTAATCACAAGCATCCTTATACTGTTGTAGTTTTAAGATCTTAACTTTATTAGGACTAAAGATCTCAGCTACTTTAGGTACTACTGCTTGGCCCGGTTCATCATTATCGAAGTTAATAATAACATTCTCGAACCCTTCCAAGTATTCCAAGTTATTCTTCAAAGACTTGGAGGCTGCCTGTGCTCCATTGGGAATACTTACATGAGGCCAACGACTACCATTCATTTGATAGGCTGCTAAGGCATCTGTCTCTCCTTCGACACAAGTAATAAACTTACCTGTCTGTTGAAAGAGCTGCATACCAAAGAGAGAAGTGGAGATATTACCAGCTACTCTAAAGTCTTTATTCTTAGACTTAATCTTAAAGCCTGTAATACTTCCTACTGTATCATAGTAAGGATACCATTGACTACCAGCTTCATCTGTCTTTACACCATAGGCTTTACATGTCTCTGCTGTAATATGTCTATCTGTAATAGCTTTGAAAGAAGCTCTATTATATTCTTGCAGATATCTATCTTCCATACTTACTCCTTTCTTAGTTTGTTTTTGT